TACTACGTTGACTTCACCCCAGTTCCGGAAGAAAGCAAGTCTTAACCGTTCGATCCTCGCGGGGCTGGACAGCCGGCCCCGCTTGTGATAGACTCCGCACCGTTGGCGACCTACATGAGGACCGGATCATGGATACCAAGAAAACTGGCAAGTTCCACGGCAAATCCAACGTTCTGGGCCACGGCGGGCGTGCGGCCCAGCTGAAAGCCCAAGGGGTTCCGGGCGGCGTCATCGGCGAAGAAGCGCGCGCCAAGCACGCGGCCCCCGGGCAGAAGAACTACCACGGCGGTCACAAGGGTGCCGCACATGGTGCCATGGCTTCCACTGCGAAACACCATGGAACAAACCACTAAATCCGAATATTCCGAGGAGGGGAAGTACCACATTCCCAACGAGGAGACTCGTGCCCAAGTGTCGGCTCTGGCCTCATTTGGGCACGACAACAAGGAGATAGCCGCCTATCTGATGATATCAGAAGGCAAGCTGAGACAGATGTACTCCGACGAGCTTCGTAAGGCTTTGATCGAAGCCAACATGTCGGTGGCTGGCGCGCTGAAAAAAGTGGCCGAGAAGGGCAACGTGGTAGCTCAGATGTTCTGGTTGAAGAACCGAGCCGCCGACCAGTGGAAGGACAAGGTCACCCATCAACATTCCGGCGACAGTGGCAGCGGCCCTACCGTCAACATTCATGTTACTCAGGCAGCTCCACCGGCCCTCTCTGCCCCGGCTGACCCTCCGATCGAGGGTGTCGGGGTATTGATCAAGGCCCCTCGAAAGGTTAAGGCCATCGCCCATGGCTGCTGATGGTGGTACTCTCCCCCCTCTGAACCTTACTTTGCACGAGCAGCAGAGCAACGCGTTCCTGTCTGCGGCCACAGAAATATTGTACGGCGGCGCTGCTGGCGGCGGAAAGTCTCATCTTCTGCGCATCATGGCCATTGCTCTGGCTTCCGACGTTCCCGGAATACAGATTTATCTGTTTCGAAGACTTTCGGACGACCTCTACAAGAATCACATGACCGGTCCGGGCGGGTTTTTCGCACTCTTGGCCCCGTTCATCGACTCCAAACTCGTCCGGTACAACGTCAACAAGAACTGTCTGGAATTCTGGAACAACGCCCGTATATGGTTGTGCCATTGCCAGTACGAAAAAGACGTTCTCAAGTATCAGGGAAGCGATATCCACGTTCTTTTGATGGATGAGCTGACCCATTTCACGTCCACAATATACCGTTTCCTGCGCTCTCGCGTCCGCTTGGGCGGCTTGAAGGTGCCGGAGAAGCTAAAGGGACGCCTTCCGCTTGTTCTCGCTGGGTCGAACCCCGGCGGAGTCGGTCACAACTGGGTCAAATCGGGTTGGATTTCACGCCACAAGCCCATGGAAATATGGCGCGCGCCAACTTCCGAGGGCGGAATGCTGCGCCAGTTTATTCCGGCATTGCTGTCGGACAACCCGACCATGTCCGAGAACGATCCGGATTACGCCGACCGTCTCGAAGGACTCGGAAATCCTACTCTTGTGCAAGCGATGCGTGAGGGGGACTGGGATATCGTGTCCGGCGGTGCGTTGGATGATGTCTGGTCTCCGCGCATAATTCTCCCAAGATTCAAGCTGCCTTACAGTTGGTCCTTGAACCGGTCGTACGACTGGGGCTCATCGAAACCGTTCTCAGTGCTGTGGTGGGCGGAAGCCGATGGGTCACAGGCCACGATCCCGCACCCAAAGCAGGATTACAAATTCAGTCCACCCCCCGGGTCGCTGATCTTGTTCCACGAATGGTATGGGGGCGACCCGAAGAAACCCAACGTGGGCCTGAAGATGCCCGCAAAAGCTATCGCGCAAGGAATTCGTGCCCGTGAGCAAATGCTGATGGCCGAAGGGTGGGCCCCGAACCCGATCGAGGGGGGTCCTGCGGACTCGGCCATATTCTCAGGCATACCCGGGCAGGATACTATTGCGCAAGAAATGGAAGACTGCGGCGTGTTCTGGACGCCAGCCAACAAGTCCCCCGGCACGCGCAAGATTGGGCTCGATCTTTTCCGCGCAAGACTTCTGGAAGCTGGGAAGGATCACCCGGAGAATCGCGGCCTGTGGATCATGGACCATTGTGTAGAGGCCATTACTCATTGGCCCGTGCTGCCGCGTGATCCGTCCAATGAAGATGACGTGGACTCCGGGGCGGAAGATCACGATTACGACGCTGCCCGGTATCGTATCTTGGAAGTGAACTCCGAAGCCGATGCCGAAGACCTGCCCTACTAAAGGATTATACCATGCCAATCTCATCCGGCGAAACTGGCGTAAGCCATCAATCCTCCCAGTACCGGTATATGCTGGAGGACTGGCTGCTTATCGATGCCGTGCGCGGCGGCACGCGCACGATGCGCATGGCTGGTGCCACGTACATGCCGAAGCGCACGGCGGAAACCGTTGATGATTACAACATACGTCTGCAGAACGCCACCATGCATCCGGCGTTCATCGAAACCAGTCGGTCACTGACTGGTCGTGTGTTTGCGCAGCCGATGTCGTTTAACGAAGACGTCCCGGCGTGGATCAAGGACGAAGTTCTCACCGACTGCGATTTGGCTGGTCGGAAGGCCCACGTATTCTTCCGAGAAGTGTTTCAGGAAGCCCTCGAATTCGGCATGTCGCACGTCCTTGTCGAGAGCCCGGTAGCAGACGGGGCCGCCGTGCAGACGATGGCGCAGCAAAAGCAGAACAACATACGTCCTTATTATGTGCGCATACATCCGCGCAATGTGCTGGGCTGGCGTGAATCCGAAGGGACCCTTACCCAGCTCCGTGTGCAGTTCAGCGAGGTTGTGAACGACGGGGACTGGGCCACGCTGGCCGTCGATCGCATACGAGTGTATGATTTGATCGACGGAAAGGTGCGTGCCCAAATCTGGGAACAGTTCAATGATCCAGATTTGGGCACGCAACCGCAGCCCGACCAAGTGAAGTCAAAGTGGAAGACCGTCAATGAAATTTGGCTGGATATCGATACAATCCCATTCGTTACATTCTACACCATGCGCACGGGCTACATGATGGCTGTGCCGCCGATGCGCGAACTGGCGTTCCTTAATGCCAAGCATTGGCGTCTGGAATCGGAGATGGATGCGTTGCTGGAAACCGCGATGGTGCCAATTCTGTGCACCATCGGTGTTACCAACACCAACCGGATGACGGTGGGCGCTCGTCAATTCGTGAAGCTGCCCAATGGCGGCGATATGAAATATGTCGAGCACCATGGGAACGCCATCACATCCGGCGAAGACAAGCTTAAAGAGGTGCAGGAGCAGATGCGTCAAGCAGGCGCTGCGCTTCTGAAACCCATCACCGGTGCACGTACCGGCCGCAATATGTCGGAAGTGCGTGATGAAATTGCACGCGACAATTCCCAGCTTGGCGACATGGTTCTCCAATTCGCGGACAGTGTGGCAATCTTGCTCAATCTGACCGCCAAATGGAGAAAAGAGGACAAAGGCGGCACAGTGCTGCTCCATCCGAATCTTGATCCCGAAGCCAATCCGGGCGCTACGATCGATTCCTTCGACAAACTTCGTCAGGGTGGTGTATTGTCCCGCCAGACCATCTTCGAAGAAATACAGGGCATCGGCATTCTGCGCGAGACTCGCACATGGGACGACGAAGTCAAACGCATCGAGGCGGATACACTGGTATTGGCGAACACTGCGGGTCAACCGTTATCCCCGATACAGTTACAGCCCGGGGCCAAGCCGACCGACCCGCCGACTCCAGCGCCAGCGCCCGCTGACGCTGGAGCTGGAGCTGGGGCTGGGACGTAAGGACTTGCGCTAGAGAGTATCGAGGGTGTATAATCCGAGCCGCTGATCGGTCACTGGGGACCCTATGATCGATCCGATTTCCGGGCGGAAGCCCATAACCAGCGCGGATGCGCAAACGAGGATAACATGCCATTTTTGTACGATGACAACGGTGCCATTCAAGTCGAAGATGTCGGCGGCGTCAAGCTTCCGGTATTCATCCACGAGGATGGGAAGAAGTCTCCTTTCGATGCGGACTCCGCCCTGAAAACGATTCGGGAACGGAACAAGGAAGCGCAAACGAACCGGGAACGATTCCAAGCGGCGGAAGGCCGTTTGAAATCCTTCGAGGGTATCGAAGACGCTGCCGCAGCCAAGAAGGCGTTGGATTTGGTGAAGAACTACACCCCCGAGCAGCTTGCCCAAGCCGGACGGCTGGAAGAAATCAAGGCTTCCATCAACAAGGACTGGGAGAGCAAACTCAAGGATGTTACGGAAAAGGCCACGACTCTGGAGCAGCGCTTCCAACGCAGTGCCATGAGCAATGCCTTCACCGGTTCCAAGTTCATTACCGAAAAGACGGTTCTGACTCCGGACATCGCGCAAGCTTATTTCGGCAACAATTTCAAGGTTTTGGAGGATGGTAGCCTGCAAGCCGTGGACGCGAAGGGGAATCCCATTCTCAGTCGTGTGAAACCCGGCGAACCGGCGACATTCGATGAAGCCATGGAAATCCTCGTCAATGAGTATCCGCGCAAAGATTCGATCCTGCGCGGAACAAACGCCGGTGGTACTGGTGCACGCAACAACACCACTGTGCGTGATGGCAACAAGCCCACAATGAAACGTTCCGACTTCGATGCAGCCGATGATGTCGATCGAATGCAGTTTCTGGGGAAGGGCGGGGTCGTTGTGGACTGAAAAATCACTCCACCAACTTACGAGGATTAGACAATGGGCAACGTTCTTACCGGTCTTATCCCGACCCTATACGAGGCGCTGAATGTCGTCGCTCGTGAGCAGGTCGGGCTTACTCTCGCCGTTCGTACCGACTCCAACGCGGAACGAGCCGCACTCAACCAAACGGTTCGCGTCCCGCTGGGCGTTGCGGGTGCGATGGAAGACATCACCCCGGGGCAGCTGCCCGCCAATTCCGGCGGCACCACGGTCGGTTACACCGACATCACCATCACCAAAGCGAAAGCCGTTCCGATCCTGTGGTCCGGTGAAGAACAGCGCGCGGTTGGTTCGACCGGCGTCTACAACAAGGTGCTGTCCGATCAGTTTGCCGAGGGCATGCGCACTCTGGTGAACGCCATCGAGGTGGACCTTGCCGCCGAGCTGTTGGTGAACTCCTCGCGCGCCGTGGGTACGGCCGGAGCGACCCCGTTCGGAACCGCCGGAGACTTGTCCGGGTTCGCCCTTCCGTTGCAGGTCCTTGAAGACAACGGCGCACCGAAATCTGATCTGCAGTTCGTGGCCAATACCACGGCCCTCGCCAACCTTCGCGGCAAGCAGTCCGTGCTGTTCAAGGTCAACGAGGCCGGATCGTCCGATATGCTTCGCAACGGCATGACCGACCGCGTGCAGGGCTTCGCTCTGCGTGCCTCGGCCGGTCTTGCCCCGCATACCAAAGGCACCGGCACCGCGTACGTGACCTCGGGATCGCAAGCGGCCGGCACTTCCAGCGCGGCTCTGATCACCGGCTCCGGCACCGTGCTGGCGGGCGACGTGATCACGCTCGCGGGCGACACCCACAACTACGTCGTCAACACTGGCGTGGCCGCCCCCGGCACCATCACCATCAATGCCCCGGGCTTCCGTCAGGTCGAGAACTCGGGTATCGCGCTCACGATCGGCAACAGCTACACCCCCTGCTTTGCCTTCGCGCGGCAGGCGATGGTGCTGGCGGCGCGCGCTCCGGCCCTCCCCACCGGCGGCGACTCCGCAGAAGACCGCATGACGATCACCGATCCGCTCTCGGGCCTCAAGTTCGAAGTGTCGGTGTATCGCCAGTACCGCCAGATCAAGTTCGAAATCGCGATCTGTTGGGGCGTTCGCTGCATCAAGCCACAGTTCGTTGCGACCCTGATGGGCTAAGCCGGCATTCGGCCCACCGCCCCATAATCCGGCCCCGTTTGGGGCCGGATTTTTACCCAAACTTCGGAGAATCACAATGGCCGATGAAAAGAAAACTCCCGCAAAGAAAGACCCGAGCGCCGACTCGGAAGGCAACAAGCTGGTTCGCATGATCAACAAGAATGATCCGAATCAGGAGCTGTGGGTCCATCCTACGTGCGTGCAATCCCACGTGAAAGCCGGTTGGAAGGAGGCATAATTCATGGCATTGATTGTCGAAGATGGCACCGGCCGAGCCGACGCAGAATCTTATGTTTCTGTGGGGGATGCCGATGTCTATTGGCTGACATCAATGAACAATGATGTAACGTGGGCGGGTTTGACGACTGGGGCAAAAGAAACCGCTCTACGCCGCGCGACCCAGTACCTCGATGCCCATTTTGAGTTCCAAGGGTTGCAGACGACGGCTGTATTCAATCCGCAGACCGGTTTTTATGATGCAACTCAAGCCTTGCAATGGCCACGAACCATCAAAACTGCGTGGCCATTGCAACCGATCAAAGTGGCATGCTGCGAATTGGCCCACGCCTATGCGGCGAACGGTACTCTGTACACGGATGTTACGGACGGGGATGTGATCGAGGAACGGGTCGGGCCCATCGTGACAAGATACACGCCTACTGGGTTGCAAGGAAGTACCCTGTTCAAGTTTGTGAATGAACTTTTGGAGGCGAGCGGGTTGGTCATTGGTGGTGTGTTCAATGGCGCGATCGTGACGGGCTGATGGCAACCCACGATTACAACCGGCAGATCAACTTGGTGAATAGAATGCTCACCAAATTCGGCCAAGATTGCACCATCACCACCACAAACAGGGACGGGACGACTTCGGCAAGGATCGCCAAAGTAGCAGAAATCAATGTTGTTAGGCACATACTTGGCGATACCGGGATTCAAATAGGGGATCGCGTCGTGGTGATTAACAACATTGGGGTTCCGCTCCCGGGCGATTCTTTAGTGCGATTGACCGGTGGTGTAAGTGAGAGATTCATGATCGTGGACCCGATTATCCCGATCAAACCGGCGGACATCATCGTCGGGTACGAATGCTACTTGAGAAAGGCATGATCACTGTTACTGTCAAACTCGACGCTGTCACCGCCGCCCTTACTCGGCTTAAAGGGCTTGGCGGTGGCGTTGAATTTTTTGGCGGAATTGGGGATGAACTCAAGCAGAAGGTTGTGGACGGGTTTTTGGGTGCCCAAGACCCGTGGGGCGACCCGTGGGCCGATTTGTCCCCCATTACCATCAAGAACCGCATCAAACAAGGTTTTGGAGTGGAACCCCTGATCAGGACTTTCGAGCTTATGCTGTCAGTGGGTGCCGTTTCGCGTGCGGATGGTGTTACCTTGGAGGCCGGTGGTGGGCTGCCAGATGCGCGCGCCGAGTTCAATCAAGAGGGAACCAGCACGGCCCCGGCCCGCCCGTTCTTCCCCATTGTTGACGGGGAAGCCGATCTGCCCGATTCGTGGATGGATGTCATTGACAACGCATTCACGCGCCAGTTTGCGGCGGCGTTCCAATGAGCGGCGCTCGCTTCAATCTAGGGGCCTTGGCCACTTACCTTGCGGGGTTGGTTGGTCAGCCCGTTGCTGGCATCCAATACGGCACGTGCTATGACCCAAACTATTACCGCGACATGGGCAAGGTTTACCCGGCGGTATGGGTGAGGGCCCAACGTTTTTCGGCAGTTACCGATGGGTCGGCATCATCGCTGTTGATCCAGAAAGTTAAGATCGAGATTGCATTCACCATCATTGTTGAACGATCAGTGGATGGTGAAGCTGCCGGTGGTGCTGAAACCCGTCTGAACGCGATCCATGACTTCGTCACGAACAACGTGGCGGGGTACAACCCGACGGGCAGTTTCACAGGGTTTGTCATTGCGTCCTCACGCGATGGCCTTGCCAGCGAATCGGTGATGTCTGCTGATGTCGTAATGTCCGCAACTGCAATCTACAGGAGTCCTTAATATGAAAATCGGTGAAAGCACCCCCCACGGCAATCCCGGTGTAGGTGGCTCGTTCGTCCAGAACCCGGATGGGTCCTTGAAGAGGGTCAGCGGCACCGATTCGCCATCGAACAGTAATGCGACGGAAGTCGTTACACCCGAGAAGCAGTCGGAAGACGTTTCGGAATAATCCATTCCCCAATTCTTCGAGGATACCACAATGTCTTTAACTCCTACCCGAAACCGAGTGGGGCTACTCAAGAACGAGACAACGTACGGGGTGGACCCTACTCCCGTTGCGGCGAACGCGATGCTGTTCATGAACAGTCAGATCGTTCCGATGTCCGACAAACTCGAACGCCCTATCGATCGTCCGTACTATGGCAACAATCCGTTTGTCATGGTCGGCAAACGTGTTGAATTCACGGCTGAATGTGATCTTCTCGGTGCTGTCTCGGCACTGGGTGTGGCCGCCCCGCTGGGCCCGTTGTACCAGACCTGCGGCCTTGCCGAGTCGTTGATCACGGTTGCCCTCACCACGCCAACCGCACCGACTGCGGCCACCAGCACCACCGGCGGCTCGCTCGCCGCTGGGACCCAGTCCTATCGTGTGGCTGCTTTCAATGCCAACGGCTCGACGCTCGCATCCACTGCGGTTACGCAAGCCACCACGGGCTCAACATCCACAGTCACACTGACGCTTGGCGCGGCTGTGCCGGGCGCTGCTGGCTACAGCATCTTCGGCCGCGTGGGCGGCTCGGAGCTGTGGATGGCCGACGTGCCGGCCAATGCCACTACATGGACGGATAATGGCAGCATCACTCCGGCTGGTGCCCTCCCAACGGTGAATACAACGGTCGGCGCAGCGTACACTCCGATATCATCCTCGTTCACTTCCAGCACTTTGTATTTTTACGAGGGCGGGATTTTGTTCAAGATGACCGGTGTGCGTGGTTACTTCGACTGGGACTTTGCCATCAAGAACTACGCAAAGGCTAAGGTCAAGTTGACCGGCATCTTGACGATTCCGACCGATCAGTCTTTCCCGGCTGGCATCGATTGGACTCCGTTCCAGAACCCGCAGGCCCTGCAAACACTCAGTTGGCAAGTTTCTGTCAACGGTATTTCGGTCAATGCCCTGTCGCTATCCGTTACTTGCGGGGCGCAGGTAGTGATTCACGAAGGGTCGAACACTCGCGAAGTATACTACTCTGATCGCAAGCCCACTGGCGTTTTGAAGGTCATGAAAGACCTTACGCTCGCGGCTTGGAATCCGTGGCAGATGGCCGACGATATGGGTCAAGGTAAGATCGGCCCGGCGATTATCCGCAACACGGTGTCGGGCATTGCTGGGAAGAATGTAAACAATCGGTTGCGCGCCCAGCTCGAATATCCAAAGCCCGTCGATGATGGCGGTATTGTGGCGTACGAGATTCCGTTTGTGCTTATCCCGTCTAGCGCCGGCAACGACGAATTTTCGTTCGGTTACAACTGATACAGCGATTTTGCGGCAAAATCGTTCGCCGCTACACTCACCCCGGTGGGGCCCTCCCACCGGGTTTTTTTAAATCCCCACTGGAGAATCTACCATGAGTCAACCGACCCTGATGGCCAAGTCCATTACTTCTACTCCGATGAAGATTTCATTGGAGCTGCCCACTCGCAATGGCGTTGTCAAAGGTTACGTAACCGCGTATGCCTGGGTGAAAAGTCGCGCAGAGCATCGCGAATTGTCCAATCGAGTGGCCAGTGGCGAGTTTGTCGACAATGATATCGACATGCTGAAAGAAATGTACGAGTCCATTGAAGGACTCGGCAAGGACGACAAGCCAGTGGAAGGTGAAGATGTGTGGGACTTTTTGGAAAATGACCCACTCGGAAGCTTCATTGCCCCGGCTCTCGTTACTGGGTATTTCGAACAGTTCAACAAGGCGCGCGTGGGAAACTCCGTGGCGTCGTCGAGGCGCTGATAGGTAAGCCCGACGAAACTTTATCTCGCGACGCCGACATTAGGGATGACCTGAGAAGTTTCGCAGCACCACTGGAAGTTGTACAAAGTTTCACGGGTGACTCGGAAGATCGACCCGATGTGGTGGAATTTGAAATGTGGAATAGCCACCATGTCGCGGTCGAGGTCTGGCTACGATGTTCCCCCAACCTCATTCCGATGGTTGGGACTTGTGGAGTAACGGCCCATGAAGTCTATGCCGTATCGCAAATACTGGGTGTTAAGGTTGATGCGGATACGCTTGACGACATTCGGTTGATGGCCTCCCACGCTGATACCATAAGGAACGGCAGGTCATGACGGATCAAAAGATCACTCTGGACATTGCTGGCGACAACAGCGACAGCAATCGCAAACTCGACGAAACCATTTCCAAACTGGGCAGTCTCGGCCAAGCCGCCGAGACTGCGGGCCAGCGCGGAAGGGTCGGGATGTCCTCATGGGAACAGTCATTGGCTGGTGCCAGCAACGCACAAAAGCGTACCAGTGAGGAAACCGCACGGATGCGGGATGAACTCGACAAGTTGATCGGAAAGATCGATAAAACTGCTGGAGCCTATTCGAAATTCGATTCGCAGTTGGCCCAGCTGCAGATGTTCAAGAAAAAGGGCCTTTTATCCGATGACGATTTCAACGCGTACGCAGCCGGAATCGAAAAAGCTCGAAAAGCTGCTGGGGTTTTGGCTAACGGCCTCCACATCATCAGCCTGAACTCGTCCTTTGCCCGTCTGGAAATGGTGCGCCTGTTCAAGGATGCGGCCACCGGTCAGACTCAAAATTTCATCCGCACTTTCGGCACATTGGCCGCGCAAACTGGCATTCTCAGCCGTGTGTTCACTGGGATGGGTCCGGCCGTTTTGGGTGCCGTGGGCGCTATTGCCACGTTCGCCGCTGCCGTGGTGCAGGGGTCATTGGAAATTGATCGATTCAACAAGTCTATTTCCGTTAGCGGTAACGTGGTCGGTATGAATGCTGATCAAATGCGCAGCCTCGCTGACAGCATTGGCTCCGCAAGCGGCAGTTTTTCACTAGCCGATGAGGCTCTCAATAAGCTTACGATGTCGGGTAGGCTTAGCGGTCAGGCCCTCGCTGACGCTGGGGCTGCAGCTGTGGCCATGTCCGATCTTACCGGCCAGTCCGTGGATAAAATCGTCACTGAAATGGTTAAAATTACCAAGGAGCCCACCAAGGCCCTAGTTGATCTTAATGATCAATTCCATTTCTTGACACAAGCGCAGTACGACACCGTCCGATCGCTGGAAAAGTCCGGCGACGCCGCCGGTGCGGCGGCCGTGGGCTTCCATGCCCTTAAGGAGGCGATGGACGAGCGCAACACCCAAGCCGTGGATAACGCGGGTTACATCGAGCGCGCGTGGAAGTCTGTTGGGACGGCCTTCTCCGAGGACTGGCGAACCTTCAAGCAATTTATGTCGGACCTAGGCCGAAATGATCTGGACTCCAAGATGGATGCCCAGCTTAAGAAGATAATGGGGATGCAGAACCAACTTGTGTCCCTCAAAGAAGAAACGTGGGCACAAGCACACCCCGAAGTCATTGCTCAAGCGGAAAAAGAAATTCAGCTGGAAGAAGAAAAGTATAGGGCGATGGTGAAAACGAACAGCGCTCAAACCGCTGCCACTCAGGCGCAGGCTGCGAACAATCGCGCCGTGTCCGATGGCATCGATGCATCGCAAAAGGTCAATAAGATACTGGAAGAACACGCCAGTAAGGCGGACAAGTTGAAAGCGGCGGTTGCCGACCTATCCAGCACTTACGAAAAGCTGTGGAAGGCGCAACAGGCCGCATATGACAAGGACCCTAACGCCCCAATGAACCCGCTGCTGGTGGGTGTGACCAATGGCCCTAACGGGTTCACCGGGGGTGCGTATTCCAAGGCCCTTCTTGATCTACAAAATGAATTCAAAGACACCAAAAAGGTTGTAGATGACAGTCAGAAGGATTTTGACCGTTTGACCTTGTCCATTGATCAGCAGATGGCCGCGTTCAGCAAAGGTAAGACCGATACCGATCGGTATAAGGTGTCCATCGCCGACCTTACTGATGCGCAGCGCGCCTTTCTGTCCAACAAATTGGACATCCTGGACTCATGGAACGAAGAGTCGAAAGTTGTAAAAGCTGCGGGCAAGGGGTACGACGATCTGGTCAAACTCGGCGACAGTCTGGCCCAAAAGGATGAGGACATCCGGTTGAAGACGCAGAACCTTGATTCTGCGCAGTCCAACTACAACGATACCTTGAAGAAGATCAATGCTGAATACAGTGCAATACTTCAACTTGGTCCGCCGACTGTTGCACAGCAACAAGCGTATACGGACGCGATTAAAAACGCGCACAATGTCATGGAAGATACGCGCGGTTATGATTTACAAAAGAGAGCCCTTCAAGAACAAGAATCCGCGATTAAGAAAGCGGCGTCAATGTGGGACAGCCTAGCCACATCAATATCCAAAACACTGGTCGACGCCTTTTCTAAAGGTGGCAACGTCTTGAAAAATCTGGGACAGGGGCTAGTCAATGTCATGAAAGACATTGTCAACCAGTTGATAGCCCAATGGCTGCGCACGCGCATCATAGGGCTGTTCGGCAATTTGTTCGGGGGAATGGGCGGTTTGCTGGGTGCCGGGGCGCAGCTTGCGGCTGCCCAGACCACTGGGGGCGGGTTCGCCGCTGACGGCAGCATCATGGGCGGCAGCAGCTTCGGGGGATCATCGTCTATTATGACCAGCGTTGCCGGTGATTTGCTGGGCGGCAACTCCAGCGGAAGCAACGGTTTTAGTTTTTCTGACCCATCCAGTTGGATCGGAGCCGGCCAGCATTTGTGGAACGGGTTTCAGACAGGTTTCTCGACGTTGTGGAACGGTTCGGCTACGGCTGGGTCGTCGATTCTCGGATCGTGGAGCGGCAACGGCGTTTCCTACGTCGGTGGTAATGGGCTCACTGGCGGCATGGGTGTTAATTTACCCGGTGGCGGCGCTTACACGCCGTCCGCGTTCGGAACAGCCGCTGGAATCGCTGGGGGCCTGTACGCTGGGTACAACGAGTACAACGCAGCGGGCGGTGGCGCGGCGGGCCTTCTCGGGGGCGCGGCGTATGGCATCGGCACTGTGGGCGCTATGGGCATCGCTGGAAGCATGATGGCTGGCGGCGGCGCGGCGGCGGGCATGGCGGCTGGTATGGGCAGCATCGGCCTCGGTGCAATCCCCGTCGTCGGCTGGATCGCGCTGGCCGCGATGGCGATCAATATGATTTCCGGCGGCAAGCTGTTCGGCACGGCTGCCAAGCCTATCGGCGGCGACCTGACAACGACCATCGGCAACAGCGGCGCGGATATCACGAACACGTTGCACGAAAAGGGTCAAAAGGCTCTATTCGGCGGCGCATATTACAAGGACAAGAATCTTCCCGTCGATCAGCAATCAATTGACGCGGTAAATACGTTCTTCGACTCGCTGAAAAAAGGCACGGCTGATTTTGCGGCGCAGTTCGGCCTGACGATGAGCACCATCGTTGGCGGTACGTTCACGCAAAAATACGACAAGAAAGGCAAGCCGACGACGACGGAAACCGTCGTCAATGGCGTGACGTACACCGGGGAGACGTCTGCGCAATTTCAGGAACGTTTGCAGGCTGACTCCTATATTGCCGTGCTCGACAAAATGGGCGTGGCGGCGACCAAGTTCACGTCCGGATTACAGGGCGATGCCGACGCGCTGTTCAAATCCGTACAGGATTTGGCCGCTGCGTCGCAAGCGGCCTACGCCGACATCAATCGCGGTATTGGCCTGCTCGGGCCGGACGGCAACCTTGGCGCGGTCATGGCCGAGGTCGAAAAGCTCGCTGGTTCCGGCGAAGCGTTGGCCGATGCGTACAAGCGGCTGGTGACGGAAAACGACGCATGGCGCGGGAGCATGGAAGCAGCCGCGCTGGCGCTCAATGAGTCTTCTACCAAGACGCTAGAGTTCGCCGATTCGCTGGCAAAGGCGTTTGGCTCCGCGAGTGCCATGCAACAGGCATTGGCGACGTTCGACAAGAGCTATTACACGCCGCAGGAATTGGCCGCAAACCAGCTTGCGAACGACCGCGCGCAGCTTGCCACGCAAGGCGCGGCCATTGGGCAAGACCCGACAGAGACGATGGCGCAATTCAAGCAGGCGTTTGATGCGGTCGAAGCATCGCTCACGCCGGATCAGCTTGCACAGTGGATCAACTTCGGCAACCTGCTCGCGCAGGTGACGGGCGAGGTCAATTCTGCCGCACAAGCCGCGCAGACGGCGGCGAACAACTACGCGCAGTTCATGGCGCAGTTCACGCCCGCCGCATCCGGTTTCGAGCAGGCGATGCAAAAGGTGCAGGTATCGCTTGCGCAGAACATCGCGCAGGCAAACGCGCTTGCGGTCGCGAACGGGCAAGCGGGCGCTAGCGCGCAGGACATTGGGACGATCATTTCCGCCAGCGTCATGCAGGGCGTGGCGGCGGTGCAGGCATTGGAGCAAGAAGCCGCAGGGCTTGCCAATACGCTATTTGGTAGCGGCGACCTGCAAAGCCAGATCACGGCATTGCAGACCAAGCTTGCCGCCGACAAGGCCGCGTTCGACAACGGCAGTTCGATGGCTGGTGCGTTCGCGCAGTACGATCAGCAACAGTTGACGCAACTGCAAGCGCAGTTCGCCACGCAACAGGCGGCGGCGCTCAAGCAACAGCAGTTCATGCAGGCCGCTCAATTGCTTGGCGACTTGGGGCAGATCGGCGCGATAACCGGGCAGGGGCTTGGCGACTTCTCGAAAATGTTCAGCATTCCGCTGGACAAGTTCGCGGCGATGCTCGGCACGGACAAGGATCACTTGGGCGCGCAATTCGACAAGCAAGTCGAAATGGCACGTTCTGCTATGGAAACCGCGCAGAACACAAAATACAGCGCGGAGATTCAAGCCAATATCTTGGCTGTGCTGAGTGGCAAAAACCCCACGTTCTCTCCAGATGACATCTATGCTGCATTGACTGGTACCATTCTGGCGCAGCAAGCCGCAGGCGGTAAAGGGCCGGGTCCGATCGGGGCCACGGGTCCTCATGCGACTGTCTCTACTAACTCGGCTACCGGCACTGGGGCGTCTACGTCTACGTCCCCGACCGGAACATCTTCCGATCCGGTCGTCACGAAAAACCCCGACACGACGACGGCGGTCAACAATCAGACGCCAATTCTGCGCGAAATCCGCGATGCTCTGCGTGACAACACGATGGTGCGCGATCGCTATTATAGCCCGCGTAACACTAGGCCTTCCATGGTATAACCGATGGCAAGAACAGTAACCACTGCGCAAATCATCAACAACGCTAGCAGCGTCCCTCCGCTGTACCTGAATCTTTCGCAGACCGCGCCTGTATACCGTGTTGCGCTGACCGCCGGGCAGCTTGCGCTTGTTGGCGGTGGCGGCGCAGGCGGCTACACGTACAGCGCGACGGGCTTGCCTGCCGGGCTGTCGCTCAACACCGCTACGGGCGCGATTACCGGCACTCCGACGACCATCGGCCACAACATCGTTACGGCCACGGTCACGGACTCGGCCACAAATACGTTCACGACGACGTTCACCGCCGACGTGCTGACGCGATTGATCGGCACGTCCGTCACGCCGACCGCGATGGAGAAGTCGCTGGCGTACTCGTATCAGTTCGCCGTGAGCGGTGCGACGGGCACGGTGACGTGGAGCGTATCCGCTGGCGCATTGCCTGCCGGGATCACGCTTTCATCCGCTGGCGTGCTAAATGGCGCAGCTACGACCTACGGCACGTTTGCTTTCACTATTCATGCAAGCGATGCGGGCACAGGCGATACGGCTGACTTCCCATTCCCCGCGTTCGTCGTCGCGCAGGCATTCAGCGGTGGCAACTTCTGGACGCCTGTTTCTGGTATGGCGAATTCGCGTGCCATGCACGGAAGTGATTACTTTTCAGGCGGCGGCTCGTCAATGTTTGTGGTGTTTGGCGGTATAGACAACAGCGGCAACCCGACAGACTCGGTTGAGCAATACATGAACGGCGTGTGGAGTGCAGGGCCGCCGCTTTCAGTTGCGCGTTACTCGGGCGGATATGCGCGCGCCTTGGGGCTTGGCTTCTACGCAGGCGGCGCTCTCTCTTCGGGAGTGAGTAGCGCAGTAGATCAAGTGTACCTAGACCTTGGCACACTCATGGTGACGGCGCAATCTAATCTTGCCGTTGCGCGCGCCAACTGCGCGCTCGCAAGTAGCTCCGCCGGGGTTTTGGTAACTGGCGGCTTCAACGGCACGACTGCGATTGCTAACTGCGAATTCGTTAACGGCACCACCACAAGCGCGATGACGAACGCGCGCTACGGGCACATCGCTATTCCCCTCGCGAGCGGAAAGGTGCTTGTTATCGGTGGCACCGGCACGGGCGGCACGCCAATCGCATCGTGCGAATTGTTCGACCCGACTCCGAAAACATGGGCCGCGACTGGCTCGCTCAACAATGCGCGCAGCGGCCACACCGCTACGCTTCTCGCCAGCGGCAAGGTGCTGGTGACTGGCGGCGATTCGGTAGGCAACACGGCTGAGGTCTACGATCCAACCGCTGGAACGTGGGCAACAGTCGGCAACATGACGATGGCCCGCACCGGGCATTCCGCGATTCTCTTGAATAGTGGACTTGTGTTGATTGCTGGCGGAGAGGTTCCTAGCACATTCCCGTCAACGTATTGCGAGATTTTCGATCCGTCGCTCAACGCGTTTTATCGCAGCGCATCGTTAAACGTGCCGCGTTATGAGTGCGCGCTTGCGATCAACAGTAGTACCGGGCAGGTACTTGCTACAGGCGGATACAACAGCGCATCTGCTGTCACGTTGACCGCAGAAACCTATTCGCCGTCTGCGCTCTCCGACCTCTTCGCCACTGTCGGCACTTACGTTTCAACGAACGTCTGCAATGGTGTAGTGACTGGTGGCGTTGCCCCGTACACGGCTACGTTTTCCGGTTGGACAGGCGGCGTGCCGCCTCCGGGGCTGAACTTCGCAGGTGACGGTAGCGTTACCGGAACGCCTACGGCAACGATCAGCGAAAGTGTGACCGTCACGTACACCGATGCGCTTGGCGCGACAGCCACAGCTACGCTCGGAATCATTGTTGCCGGTAGTCAATTGCAGACGCAAAAAAATAGCGTTGTAGTTGGAGGGAAGGGCGCTACGGTCTACAACTTCGTATTCACCACGTCAGGTTCGCCAGACGTTACGAATGATGGAGTCACGGCAACAATCACGATCCCATTGCCCGCTAGCCTACCGCCCACCGGCACTGCTGGCGGCTCACTCGCTGGAACGTACCCCAATCCGTCGATTGCGAACAGCGGCGTCGCGGCTGGTGCATATGGCGACGCAACGCACGTTGCGACGTTCACCGTTGGCGTGGATGGGCGGATAACGGGTGCCGCATCGACTGCGGTTTCGTTTCCTGTCACTTCAGTTTTTGGCCGCACCGGCGCGGTGGTCGCAACCTCTGGCGACTACACGTTTGCGCAAATCGGCAGCAAGCCGACCACGATATCGGGATACGGCATCACGGATGCGCAACCGCTGGACGGCGACCTTACGGCGATTGCTGCATTGTCCGGCACGACTGGTCTTGTGCGCAAAACTGCGGCGAATACGTGGACGCTAGATACAAGCACGTACCTTACCGGCAATCAGACGATCACTTTTTCCGGCGACGCAACGGGCTCCGGCGCTACGTCGGTTGCGCTCACCATCGCGAACAACGCCGTCACGAACGCGAAAGCCGCGCAGATGGCGGCGAACACGATCAAGGGAAACAACACCGGCTCGACGGCAAACGCGGCAGACCTCACCGTAGCGCAAGTGAAAACGATGTTGAATCTCGCCGGCACAAACACCGGCGATCAGACCAACGTTACCGGCAACGCCGGGACTGCGACGACATTGCAAACCGGGCGCACGTTCTCACTCACAGGCGACGCAACCGGAACATCGGCGGCATTCAACGGCGGCGCAAACGCGAGCATTCCCGTCACGCTTGCAACGTCCGGCGTCACTGCCGGAAGCTACACAAACGCGAACATCACCGTCGATGCGAAAGGTCGCGTTACGGCAGCAGCGAACGGCAGCGGTGGCAGCGTATCCGGCGCATTTATCAAGCGCACGCTGCTCACCGCGTCAAGCGGTACGTTCACGACGCAAGCAGGCACGCACACGATTCGCATTCGCGGCATCGGCGGCGGCGGCGGAAGTGGCGGAAACGGTAACAGCGCATTTAGCAACGCGCACGGCGCGACCGGCGGCGGCGGCGGCGGATCACTTGCCGACCGCGTTATCGCCGTGTCGCCATCGACCGGCTACTCGTATACATGCGGCGCAGCCGGATCGGCTGGCGCAAACACGCCGACAAACGGTGGCAATGGCGGCAACAGCACATTTACCGTTGGCGCGACAACGATCACGGCGCGCGGCGGTTCTGGAAGCCCCTCACAAAACAATTCTACCTCTACGTTCTTGATTGTTGCGGGTGGTGCCGGAGGCGCGGCGGCAACAAACGACGATTTCGGCGCGACGGGCGATCCGGGATCACCCGGAACTGTGGCCACGATCTTCGACGGCAATGCGTCTCCCGCCAGCGCGCAGCTTGGCGGCAGCGGCGGCGCATCCATTTTTGGAGTGCGCGCGGCCAGCGCCAACGCGGCTGGCTCGACTCAATACGGCGGCGGTGCTGGCGGCGCTACCGCCGCGAGCAAAACCGGAACGACTGGCTTTGCGGGCTGCGCGGGTTGCTGGATCGTTGAGGAATACAGCTAATGGATCGCACTACAGCCGTACCGTTTGACTCCAATGCCATTGGGCCGAGCCTCGCGCTCACCGATGGATCGACCACGCTGCAAACGTCGGCGACCGTTGACGCGCATCGATGCGCGCGCGGCCAGTACGGTCAGAACGCGAACGCCTCGGTCGTGGAGTTCTACCCGTACTCGCCCAACCTTGCCGCGACGCTCATTACAGCAGCGCCGAGCCTGTTGCCCGTAGCCGGTGTACCCCCGCTAACGGTTGGCATCGTCAACGTCAACGCGGCGCTGAACAAGTACGTTGGCGAGGACGCGAACGGCTGGGGTTTCTGCCTCGGGGACGGCAAGCTGTACAACAACGGCGCGGCTGTCGGTGGATGGACTGCCGCACCGCAACCGCTTGGTGCGTATATCAGCGTGATCGTAGACTTCGGTGCGCTCACGGCTACTTGGTTTGCGAACGGTTTCCAGATTGGGCAAATCACAATCACAGCGGGAGCGTACTTCTACGCGGCCACGGTGAGCGGCAATCCCGGTGATATGGCTGTGTGGGCGAATGCCGGGCAAACGCCGATCAAGTATCTCGGCAGCACTGGCGGCTGGTTTCACCCGCGCACCAGCCTTGTTCCAATATTCATCGCCAGTGAGCCATATATCACGGCTTCTACAGATGCGGACCCCAGCCGTAAGTATGCTGGTAATCTGGACGTTGTTCAAACTAAAATGTCCATTGGCAGGGGTGTGATGTTCTGGCCATGGGGCAAGTCCGCGCCACCGCAGTTGAGCAAGGGTGGACAGATACAGTTCACAATTAATGATCCCGATGAGGTGTACGGATCGCTGTTGGCCGATGATATTCGTGATGAAATGGTAGTATTTAGCAGAGTTTTGCAAGGGACAGTGTTCGGCGCAAACGAACAAACCTTCGCCGCTATCATCGATCATTGCGAGCAGACCAGTGACCAAACAAAGACGTTGTATTGCAATGGTAAGACCACGCTTCTTCAATCGCAGTTGGTGCGACCGCTGTTTCCCCCCGACGCTGTACAAGCTGTCGCTGGTAAGCCACGCCCAACCGCCATGGGCCCTTGCCTAACGTACACACCACCACTATACGATGCCGTCAACCTATACTACGCATGCAGTGACGGGCCGATAAATCAATTAGGTTTCGTGCGTGACAGTGGAAAACAGCTCGCACTAGGCGTTGATTTCACGATGGCCCCCGACGCGGCTGGTTTGAAGATGACCGTCGCGCCCATTGGAAAGTTCACGGTTGAATCGTCAACCTTGATCGGTACATACACACCCACGGCGATTGATTTTTTGAACGGCAAGGGTAATTTCTCTACGATGGGGGCCCTCGACCCGATCTGGTCCCTCGGCTCCTGCAGTCCGTACACACACACCCCGACCGGCTGGCAGTTTACTTCTGGTATTGGATTACATGCGTCAAACCAACAAGAATTGCTTGCGTGGTGCACCCAGTCTACCTATCCGTTGAAACCCGGACGCAGTTATGCTTTCCAAGCGACGGTTACAGTGGCCCCGAGCCAAGCTGCATCTAATGGTTGGCAGCCGCCCATGCTGGGGTTCAGCAATTTTACAGGGCCCCCGTCGTCCAACATCGTCGATCGTTTCAACTGTACCGAGGCTAAAACCTATACCGGCGTGTTCACCACCCCCGCTGTAGGTGGCAACTGTCCCCTGTCGATCGTTTGGTTCGGGGCGGAAAAGCCTGATTTCCCGTTCCAAGAGGTCCGTCTTGCCAGTCTAGTGATGAACGAACTTCCGCCCATCACCCAGACCACTGTCCTACCCGGGCCCACGCTGGATCAAATCCTGCGCAATGTGTTGATTAACCATGGTCCTTTACAACCGGGCGACTATGATCCCACCGGTGCGCAGAACATCGATCTAGCGACCGGATACACCTACGGGCTGTACGTAAGTGAAAACGAATCACCATCGGTGGCCGATTCCGCTAAAGCAATTTTAAACTCATGTTGCGCAGACATCGTTGAGTTGCGCAACGGAAAAGTCACAGCTATTCAGCTAGTTGCCCCCGAGGACCAGATCGCTATCGGGTCCTTGACAGTCACAGATATGCAAAGCAGTCTGCAACCGTGGCCCGATTTGGCTGAAAATTTAGCCACATCGATCGCCGGGGCCAAGAATTACAACCCATATACCGCCAGCGATTTTCAAAATGTGTCGCAAACGGATGTGCCGGAATCTCAACGCCGATTGTTGATGCAACCCTTCCAATGGGTGGCTGTTGGCAATACCCCAGTTTCCCCGAAATATTATTACGCCAGCAGAGTGTCGCCGTTACCGTCGCAGTTACATGTGCGGGCGCACGGGCAGGCCGAGGCCAATCGTGTATGTGCCCTATACGCAGTCGCACGCAATTTCTACACCGGCACCTTCTTCTCTCCGTTTGGTCGTCAATTTGAAATCGGGCAAATTTGGAATGTAACATATCCGCTTGAAACGTTGAAAAATGGCCAAAACTTGATGATTGTCGGCCTGATAGAAAATCCCAGCGAAGGCACTACATTATTAGTATTTTGGGGAATTTAACATGCAAATCGGTCACTCACGCGCTACTAACTACACCGCCATTACACTCACGCAGTCCGGGTCCGGTGGGACTGTCGTTACTCCCATCGGCGACATCCTCAACGGCAGACCCGAAGACCCGACGCGATTGACTTGGGAAACTACCCCGATATCCGGTTCACGTGCCATTACCGATTACATCACTCTGGATTTCGAATTTGCGACTTCACTGGTGCCCGGGATGATCGGATTGTTCGGGTTCAACCCAAATCCCGCAGGCTCCACTGCAGTTGCGACATCGGCTGACGGGTTCGATATCCGCTTCTTCGGTCGTAGGCCCGCCGATTTAGCTGGTACCTACCCATACAGCCTAGGCGGGACATCACAAAGCCAGAAGACCATAGTCCGTGACGACGGCTCTTCCATCATCGTATGCATGCTGCCCGCCGGATTGTCTGCCTGCGCCGGTTTTCGCATGCAGCTGTTTAATAATCAGAACGGGTCGGTGATATACGTGCCCGGTCAGGATTTGGACTTAGGTGACTTCTGGGTGTCGCCCTCGTTCGAATTGGATATTGATGGTGATTGGAAAATCGCATACCCTCCGGACAAAACCCCAGTGTCGCTCAACAATCAACCGTGGGCCCGCCCCTATCCGCCCGGCCGTGTGTTATCCGGTAAACGTACTTTACTTGATTTCAACAGCGCATTTGTATCTGGGGCCAATCCGAGCTGGCAAAAACTGCGGACGCTGTGTGGGAACGGCCAATCCACGTTGATTGTACCACGCTGGAGCGCGGATGGCACATTCGCGAACTTGAACCAGTCGTGGATTAACACTACGGCCATGATGGGGGTTTGCACCTTCTCGGAGCTGGCCCGTGCCCCGGGCGACGTGTGGGAGTGTACTTTCGAGCATCACGAAACCCCCACCCTGTCAGCATGATTCATTGACAGACATACCGGCTTGGTGTTATAATTCATCTGCCATTCCGGCAATATGTGTCAACAGACGATAGAGGAGTAACCGCCATGAGTGAGAACGAAAGCGGGGCCGCCGCCCCCGAGAAGAAAGCGCGCAAGCCCCGGGCAAAGCCCGCCAAGCCGAGCCGCAAGGCCAGTCCGCGCAAGGATGCGGATGGGAAGCTGATCAACCCGAACCTCGAAGCCTACAAGGTGTCGAAGGATATCAAGACCAGCTCGGGCCGACCCGCCATCGACTCGGATGACAACGTTGCGCGCAACTTGCGTGGCGCAAAGCTGGAAGACGTGTACCGCGAAGCCAGCAAGGCAACCGGTATCCCGCAAACCCAGCTCAAGTCGAAGTACGAGAAGCTCAACATCGGCATGCAACGGATGAACCTCGGCAACCTGATTCGCGGCGCGGCGACGAAAGCCGCCAAAGCCAAGAAAGCAGCGTAACACCCGGGTATCGGCAGCGTCAGGCCGAGTCAATGAGCCGCCTGTCACCGGGCGGCTCATTTTAGCGAACTAGCGAGGATAATAACATGGAATATACAGTAGACCGCTTTTGGTCAGGGGTGCCTGCTTCCCACGTCCAAGACATCACGACACGACTGCGCGAAAGGGGTGAGCTGGACTTGCGTACCCACCCACATATCCCCGATGAGGCCCTTCCGTGCTTGGTCATGCTGGCCGCGTGGGGGCGCAAGCAAGGAAAGTTCATAGTCAGGGATTTCCACGGCTTGGTTGAACTTATGGAGACCGCTTTCAAAAAGTCGTGCAAACACCCCGACTCGTTTTTCGTGTCATCCATTTGCATCATGTACCGCCGCGATCAGGAGGTCAGCATCGGCGGGTTTGAATCTTTCAACATTCCTGACATTTACGAACAAATCATGGGGCATGCCCCGGCAACTGCCGTGGAAAAGTCGGTGGGAAAAGCCAGCAAGCCCGCACGCATGCCTGACGAACTGGATAGTCTGCTGGCGGGAGCCACCACCGTTGACCAGATAATTGTTGCGGCGCTGCAACACCCGCTGTTGCGCGGATACAACAAGAAACAGCTGCAGCAGGCCGTGGGGGCGTCGTCTGTTGCAGTATCGAACCCGGGGCTACAACGCATGCAAATCCGCAACCGCCTGCGCTCCCTCGTCAAGCGGGGGGGGATACCTACCCCCGCACCGACCCCCCCGGCCCGTGGCAAGGGAACCGGCAAGGCGGGCGCGCGTGACCGGTCCTGATATATGGCCGGTTCCCTATTCTCGCGTACGTACGCGGGCACCCGCCCGAGGGTAGCGCTGTTGCAGTGTTGCAGTATCCGACCCGCACTAGGACCCCCGAGGGATATGGACACCCCCCATACTGCAACTACAACAGGGCACACCCCGGCACCCCCACAGGCCCCGTCCGGGGCGGGCTGTGGCCTGTTGCAGTCTGGTATACTCGGGTACTACACGGCTACCCTTGAGCGGGCACCCGCCCCCGCGCGTACGCGTGAGAAAAACAGCGATACTGGCGTCGGAGCACCCGGGCGTGTTACCATGTGAGTGCCCCGCTGGGTGCCGCGTTTACCCTTGCGGTACAAACATTTTACTTTCGGCCGGCGCGCGGTGCGCGGCACTCGGCGGGGCTTAGCGAATAGCGGAATTAACCACAATAACGGGGATGGTTCAGATGTCCGATGTCAGTGTGAAAAGGTTCATGGCGTTGTTCAAAGGCAATGCGAGGTCTTACGGGCAGTGGGACCCAGCCAAACCAAAAGAAAAGTCTAGTATCACGATCAAAGAGCCATACAGCGATGAGCAGTTCATCGAACACTTGGAGGGCAGACTCGGCCTTGGGATTGTCCCGATCCGTGACGATGGCCTTTGTCACTGGGGCGCTATTGATATCGACAACCACGGGCAGGATAAGGACATTGATATCCGCGCTGTGGAGAAACGGGTTAACGATGCGGGCCTTCCGTTCATTCCGTGTCGGTCCAAATCTGGCGGAGTCCACTTATATATATTTTTCTCTGAGCCGGTACGGGCGGATATTGTCCGTACGGTACTTGGACGCTGGGCCAAATCGCTGGATATCGATGGCACCGACTGTATTTACCCGAAGCAGGGGAAGCTTACTCGTAACGCTGAGGGTGGCCAGGCTCTTGGTAACTGGATCAACTTACCATACTACGATGGGGTGGGCGGCCGCAGTGTTCGTTATGCTGTCTCAAATGGAAAGCGGTTATCTCTCGATGCGTTCCTGTCCACGGCGGAGAGTGCTGCTCTCGACACAGCCGCTCTCAACAGGCATTTCGCTGACGATCTTTCACAGTTACCCCCGTGCCTTCAAGCGCGGCTCAAGTCGGGCGGGTTCGCGTCTGGTGAGCGAAACGACGGGGTTTTTCAGGTAGCGGTATTCTGCCGCAAGCGCGACCCGGATACCGCCCGTGACGCCGCCCACGATCTTTCGCAGAGGTTCATGGTTGACGATCCTATTCCGTTTCGAGAGCGGGACAAGACGATCCGGTCGGCCGTATCGGGCCGGGCCAATTATAAGTGCTCCAACTTCAAGGACGTGTGCGACCGAGAAGCGTGCCGTAAGCTCAAGTGGGGCATTAGCGAGTCAGAGTACGAAGCGCTATCCTCACGCGCTGGGATGCCGTCGTTTACCGGGCTCACGAAGTACGTCAATGCTGACCCCGTTCGTTTCGACGTGGAACTTGAGCAGGAGGGCCAAAAACGAAAGATCGAGGGGCTGGAAATCGAGGCATTGTCTTCATTCAACGAGCTGCGCAAAGCGGTGATGGAGAAAACTCACATCGTGCTGCCCCGTCTCAAGAACGATGAGTGGGACGGAATCTTGCGTGAGTTGTTTGCGGCCGTGAAGCTGGAAGAGCTGCCCGAGGACGCTACGCCGAATGGCGCGGTCAGAGCCCGTCTGTTTGAGTTCCTGCGCAAAGCGGACTTGAAGAGTCAAGGCGACAACCAGAAAGACCGCGAGAACCTGATGCGGGGGATGCCGGTGGTTCAGTATCTGGACAAAGCCGAGGGGCGCGTGGTGATGTTCAGGAGCGTGGACTTTGTCACTTACCTGCAGCGCATGAAGACCGACGTTATACGCAACAAGGACCTTTGGTTCCGAATGAACGGGGCGATGGGGGTAGAAAATACGAAAATCCGCGTTGGAAAGTCCGTTATCCCGATATGGTATTTCCCCCTTGATCTGATTGAACAGGATGAGCAACATGCAGCGCAGTTCCAGCCAGAATACTAAGATAGACTTTGACGAGGGCTCGGGTCGGTTCAGGATAACGTGCCCGGTTTGGGACAACGGCCGTGTTCGTGCGCTGCCAAATCGGCGCTGGTACAAGGCGCGGTCTTGCTGGGTTGCGCCCGCCATCCGCGCCAATGTTGAAGCGCTGCGCAACTTGTTCAAGTCAGCCGATTGGACACCGGCGGCACGGGCGAAGCTGGATGGGTTCGATTTAGAGCGGGCTAAAGCAAAGAGGCTGTCGCATTGGCCCTCGTTCTATCGGTTCAAGCGCGAGCCCCGGCCAAAGCAGTTGGAAGCCCTTCAAAAGACGTATGGCCTCAAGTCCATAGCCCTGTTCATGGACCCGCGCACCGGTAAAACTAAAGTGATCACGGACATGGGGAGCGCGCTACGAGTGGAAGGCGTCATCCAAAACATGATGGTGCTTTGTCCGGTCAATTGCAAGCGCAATTGGAAGCGGGAAATCGCGGTTGATGCTACGATCCCGTGGGATATCCACATTTTGGAAGCAGGCGGGGGTAAAAAATTCGAGCAGTGGATGCGCAGCCCGCATGACTTCAAGTGCCTGATTGTCGGCATTGAGTCCTTGTCGGCGGAGAATTCGTCGGCAGTGAAGTGTGCACAAAAATACCTGGAGTGTATGCCCAAGGTGATGCTGGCGGTGGATGAGTCGGACATGATCAAGTCGCACAACGCCACGCGCAGTGAGCGAATCGTTCAACTGGGCAAAAGCGCGGTAATTCGTCTGATCGCAACCGGCACCCCCTTGACCAAAAATCCGATGGATTTGTATATGCAATACGAGTTTCTCGACCCCAACATTATCGGGCTCGGGGATTACTACTCATTCAAGGCGCGATACGCAGTCATGGGCGGTTACGAGCAGAAGGAGATCATCGGCTACGACAACTTGGGCGAGCTCATCGAACTGGTGTCACCATTCACGTTCCAAGTCCGTCAGAACGAGGTCTTGCATCACACCCGCGAGAGCCTGCTGGTTGAGGTTGAATTGACGGCGGAACAGCGCGCGCTATACGCCGACATGAAGAAGTACAGCGCGATCAGTACGGGCGATCAAGCGATGATTGTACAAAACGTGCTTGAGAAAATGCTGCGCTTGCAGGAGATCGTTGGCGGTTTTGTGTCGTATCAGTACACAGAGCAGCAGTTGGATGAACTGCGCGCGCGAATGGGGCCAAAAGCCAAATTGCCACGTACTTACAGGGTGCCGATACCGGGCAGAAACCCGAAGATTGAAGCTGTGATGCAGTGCGTGGAAAAGTATCCAGGACCGACGATCATATGGTGCGCGTTTAAGGACGAAATTTTCGCTGTGCGTGACGCGCTGGCGGCGAAGTATGGGCAAGATCAAGTGGTCGAGCTGCACGGCGATGTCGCGGACGCACAGCGGGATCACGGCATCGAGCAACTGTTCAAGAAAGGCAAGGCCAGATTCGTGGTCGGCAACGAGGCCACTGGCGGTGTTGGTCTGACTATGAGCATAGCCCAAGTCATGATCTATTATTCAGGGACCCACGTGTTCCGAAACCGCGCGCAATCTGAGGAGCGCGCCACTGCCGACAATAAATCAACGTTGATCATCGATTTGATTGCCAACAAGACCACTGACGAAGTGATAGTGGCGTCGAATCTTCAGAAGAAAGACGTGGCAGAGTTCATACGCGGTGAGATTGACGCGTACAGGAAGCGGGGTAAGGGAATGCCATCACTTGATCAGATCGTTGAGGATGCTGCCGCGCTGGTGGACAAATGCCCACAAAACGGTAATTGACTGCCATGGCCATTGCATGGTTTAATATGGACTGTAGAGGATAGCGAACTATGAACCAACAAGGAACGGCTCGCGTTTTCGTAACGCAAGAAAATCAGGGGATCGACTACACGCCAGCCGAGAAGTTTGGCGAAGTGGTGTTTTTAACACGCCATGAGCCATCGCAAATGGCCAACTCGCTGCGCAACGCCGACATCAAGCGTGAGTTGGAGACCAAGCTGCGCGACTTCGATCCATACTCCGATTTTGTTTGCCCCTCCGGTTCACCCGCAGTGGTGGGGCTGGCTTTTTTCATTCTATCCCGTTTACCCCAGTTCATGAGCAGGCAGCATCAGCCCTTGCGCATTTTGCGCTGGAGTAATCGGGACAAAACATACGGCCCCATCAACCTCACAGTCTAGGAGCGGTCATGCGTGACGAAGAGCAAGGTAACGAATTTTCGAACGGCGGTAACGACCGTTTCAAAGGGTTGGACGAAGTGTTCGGGCCGGGCGGGTCACCGCATTTTTTGGGTGCCGATGCGGTGGAAGCTCTATCCACGCTGTCGCAGATGTTTTTGGAGGTTTCTCATTCCGGCCCCAACGACCGGATGAAAGCCAAGGATTTGGCCCGCGCGATGCGCGTGTTCCGCGATGCCAAGGATGCTATCGACATCGTCGACAAAGAAATAACTCGCCGTTGGGATTTTTTGCGCTTGGTTCGCATGCCCGCCCAGTGTGAGGAGGAAGGCATCGAAAATGTGCGCATCGCGGGCGTGGGTCGGATCGACTTGCGCCCGGACATCTACGCTTCTATCCTTCCCGGCAGGAAGCAAGACGCATTTCGCTGGCTGCAAGATAACGGGCGTGGCGATACAGTGCAGGAGACTGTGAACTCCAGCACCCTCAAAGCCATGTTGAAAAAGATGGTGAAGGATGGGGAAGAGTACCCCGAGGAAATCTTTAAGGTGACGCCATTTACGATGGCTGCGCTGACGCGCGCCTGACCAGTTTCTCTGCCCCCGGAGCTACGGGCGTAGCTACCGCGGCTCCCCTCGCGGGCGCAACCCGGGGGCAGAGAATTCAGAGCAAACCGGCTCCGCAGCGGCCCTGCGGTAGAATCAAAATCGAAGGTGATTGAAATGAGCAAAGAGAAACAAGCGGCCAAGACCGAAGTGGCCAAGACCGATGCGCAGCCGTCCGCGCTGGTGCATAGCGATAGTGTTCCGGCGTACTTGCAGCAGAGCAAGGGGCGCGGCACCGAGAACGTCACGCAGGATGACCTCGTCATTCCGCGTCTCGAAATCGTACAGGACCTTTCGCCAGCGCGCAAGGAAGCGGACCCCAATTATATCCCGGGCGCGAAAGAGGGCATGATGTACAACAACGTCACGCGCGAGTTGTACGGCAAGGAAGTCATCCTGATTCCGGTGATGTACAGGAAGGAATACTTGCTGTGGAAGGACCGCAAGAAAGGTGGCGGCTTCGGCGGGGCTTTCCCCACGCTTGAAGATGCCGAAGATGCCATCAAGGGTTTCGAGGCAAACGAGCAGGGTGACTGGGAAGCCGTCGATACCGGTCAGCAGTTCTGTTTGTTGGTCAAGCCCAACGGCATGGTCGAAGAAATCGTGGTGTCGATGCCGCGCTCCAAAGCGAAGATTTCGCGCGCGTGGAACTCGCTGATTCGCATGTCGCAAGGCGACAGCTTTGCTCGGGCCTACAAGCTGTCGGTGGTGCCCGAGACCAACAAGAAGAATCAGAGCTACTACAACTTCGGCCGTCCGTCCGTGGCCGGATTCCCAAGCGAAGCGGTTTATCGCCATGCTGAGAAGCTGTACAGCACCATCAAGTCCGGCAAGGCGCGTGCGGATACCTCTTTCGAGGAAACCGACCGCGCCGAGGATGCGGAAGGCACCGAGTATTGATTAGGGCGTTCATCACCCACTCCATCTCCGGCCCATGTGGGCCGGAGTTTTTTAGGGGGTTAATGACTGGGCTGGGCAGGACACTCTGATAGGGCCTGCAGTGTAGACACCGAGTAATTGACGTGAAAAGGATGAGTAACGCATCGATCGTCAAATCGATGGCCCGGCCCAGTCATTAACCCCAAAAGAGAATAGCGATGCTTACCAATGCGATATTTGGCCCCCCCGGCACCGGCAAGACCACCGAACTGCTACGGCTGGTCGAAGACGCTGTGCAACGCGGCTACGGCCGTTACGAGATAGGGTTTTTCTCGTTTACTCGTGCCGCTGCTGGTGAGGCATTGAAACGGCTCGGCATCCGCCAGTCAGATAAGATTTGCACGTTGCACTCATTGGCGTTTAGAGCGGCCGGAGTGAACCCCCAGCAGATGGTGGACGGGCGCAAGCTTCGCGCTTTCGGGAAAGAAGCCGGTATCCCGTTCTCCGGGTCATCTAGCGACGAGTATGGCGAGCAGATGGAAGAGGGCGATAAATACATCGCAATCTATGATCGTTCGCGGGCGAGGTTAATAAGCCATGAAAAGGAGTATTATGAAGGTGAAGACCGACCCGGTGACTTTGCGCAGTTCCAGCATTGCGTTCAAAGTTATGAAAATTGGAAGAAGGCCTATGGGTTCGTGGATTACACCGACTTGCTGATTCGCTACATCGAAAGCCCGATTAATCACGGGGCAAAAATCGTCTATATCGATGAATCACAGGATTTATCTCCTCTGCAGTGGAAGATGGTCGATGTGATGTTGTCGTTCGATCAAGTGGCCGAGGCCACGATTGCGGGGGACGACGATCAAGCCATTTATGAATGGGCCGGAGCCGATCCCCACGGCATGGCCAATTGGGTGGGCGCGCGTGGGGCGACGGTGCAGGTCCTAAGTCAGTCCTACCGCGTGCCCAAGTCAGTTCATGAAGTGGCACGCGAGGTGGTGGCGCGGATCAAGAACCGCGTGAAGAAATCCTACAGATCGGCCCCGCGCCCGGGGCGAGTCGTGCGCTATGGATCGGGGTTTGACGTGAACTCGCTCCAGCTCGCCCATGGCCAAGACGTCATGATTTTGTGCCGGTCCGGCACCCAAAAGCAGGAGGTCGAAGAGGCATTGATCGGTTCGCGTTTGCCTTACAAGATGGAGGGCGGCCGACCCGGGCTGTTCGACAGTTATTGGGCGCAGGCTCTGCGCACATGGTTTAAACTGTCGCGCGGGGAGAACGTCACAGCCCAAGATTTGGAAAGCTTTGGGAAAGCCGCGACCCTACAGGGCAAGCAGCTTTTATCCAAGCGCGATATTCGCGGCATTGTGGATTTGGGGCCGGAGCGGGCGGTATCTGTCCCGGCGCATCTGGTCGAGTTTTTCCGCGAAGCCGATCTGTCGTCAACACCGACCATCCGAGTGTCCACCATTCATGCGGCCAAGGGCCGAGAGGCCCAGCGGGTGATCCTGCACACTGGCATCACCGGGCGCACCCAGCGCGGCATGGTAGCCAACCCGGATGCTGAGGCCCGGGTCTGGTACGTGGGCGTCACGCGTGCCAAGGAGCAGCTTGACGTTGTCACCGGGGCGGATATGGGGTACGAACTGTGAATGACTTGAGAAGAGTAGCGCGTGCTCTGGAGTTCATCGCCATATGGTTGATGTGCCTAGTTCTCAACACATGTTCATTGCCAAGCCACGAGCAAATGCGCTTGCTGATAGAGGGTCTCACTAAATGAAGTTGTTAACGGTCGATCGCCCGGCTGATCCGATGTCACAGGACTTGTACCGGGTCTTGGGGGCCGATCGGTTATGCGACGAATGCAATTCAAAATACAATAAGGGGGAGCGGTGAAATTTCCAAGGCTGACCGACTATGACTTGGTGGCGTACGATACTGAGACCACCGGGCTTTTGTGGTGGAAGGACCGGATTTTTGGCGTGTCGATATCGGTCGCGGACCGCGACTGGTACTGGGACATCAGAAAGACCCCGGAAGCGGTCGAATGGCTGCGCGAGGAAATCCCGCGCGTGAAGCGGCTATGCGCGCACAATGCTAAGTTCGATTGGCATATGTCGCGTGAGCTGGGCATCCGCTTCCCTGAGGGCCGGGTGGATTGCACGATGATACGGGCGGCTCTCATCGACGAACATTTGGTGAGCTATGACCTCGACTACCTCGGTAAGAAATATCTTGGCGCGGGTAAGGACACTGATATCTATGCTCGACTTGCTGATTTGTTTGGCGGAAAGCCAACGAAGCACTCCCAAGCACCAAACTTGCAGCGGGCCCCCACTAATCTTGTCGGGCCCTATGCTTGCAGGGACACTCGGGTCTGCTATGACCTGTGCCGGTGGCAGGATCGAGAAATTGCAACTCAAGATCTCGGCCAAGTCGAGAACCTTGAAAAAAGGCTCTTGCCTTGCATTGTACGAATGGAAGAAGGGGGTGTCCGGGTCAACACCCCGCAAGCCGATAAAGCAGTCGTCGAGCTTGGGAGAAAGATCGAAACGGGCCAACGGCAGCTCAACTCGCTCGCTGGCTTCCCGGTCAACGTTAACCCGTCCGGTTCGATTCACCAGCTCTTCGAACCCAAAGAGCAAAGAGATGCGGCGGGGAACAAAACGTTCGTTCTGAACGACGGTACGATCGCAGAGCCCACAGAGTCCGGGGGCAAAGCGTGCCTTGATGCCAACTGCCTACGCAGAATGAAGCATCCGGCGGCAGCTATGATTCTATCTCTCCGTAAGATGGTCAAGGCCAAAGACACATTCTTGTCTGGGCATGTGCTGTCGAATCACCACAACGGTATCATCCATGCTAACTTCAACCAAACTAAATCGGACAACGATGCGGGGACGGGAACTGGGCGGCTTTCGGTCAATTCACCGGCACTCCAGCAAATACCGGCACGCGATAAGGACATGGCGGCGATCGTACGTGCAGTTTTTGTTCCCGATATCGGGGGCGAATGGGTATGCAACGATTGGGCGCAGATGGACTTTCGAGTGTTTGCCCATTACGTCAACGATCGAGAGATTATTGAACGGTATGCCGCCGACCCCAATACTGACTTTCATGCTCTCGCCGCGTCGCTCACGGGACTGCCACGCTCCCCTCGTTTTGCGGGTGATCCTAACGCAAAACAGATCAACCTCGGGCTTGTATTTGGCATGGGTAAAGGGCGCTTGGCACAAGAAATGGGGCTACCGTTTACGATTGAGCCGAATAATCGGGGCGGTACTTGGATCAAGCCCGGACCCGAGGCCGAGGCTGTGTTTGATAAATACCACGGTGCCATTCCTGGAATTGGTGCACTGCTGTCCAATGCGTCGAGCGTCGCCAAGTCTAGGGGATTTGTGCGCACCGTCGCCGGGCGCAAAATCAGATTTCCCAAAGGTATGTTCACCCATAAGGCCGGAGGTCTGATATTCCAGGGCTCCGCCGCCGATGCGCTAAAAATCAAGATCGTGGAGTTGGACTCGTATATCCAGTCCATCAGGGGCACCGGGGCTCGGTTCTTGCTTAACGTTCACGATGAGTTCGATTTCAGCATTCCGCCCGATCGAGCGGACATCCGGGGTGAGATTTCCAAGATCGTAACTGCTTTCGGGCCGTCGAATGAGGTCTCGTTCCGCGTGCCGATCGTGACCGATCAGGGCATCGGGTCCAACTGGTATGAAGCCTCAAAATAGCCATTGCAGCCTGAGGGCCGGCCTGTTATACTAGACGTCTGTGGAGAGGATAGCGATGAACATTGAAAAAGTTTTGCCCGCCGTGATCGGGGTCGTAATAGCCGCGACGACTGTTGTCGTATTCGCGGTCTTGTCAATGGATGACCGTGCGCAAGCACTGCTTGAGACAAATGAATACTGCAAAATGGTGTGGGAGCAAAAGCATGACCCAACCATCGGGTGGCCAGATTACAAACATATTTACAGCCAACAGTGCGAGGATGACCATGCGCGGCAAGCCGACTAGGTATTTCGGCAAGGTCTGTGCACTGCACCCCGAATTGAAGGGGGAATGGTTTTCCTCGTGGATTCAGGCTTCTTTGCTTCAATTGCAACATTAAAGTATATCGTCTACATCGGAGGAGATTAGGACATGAGAGGTAAACTTATTTGCGAC